TTTGATTCCGAGTATGTTTGCATAGTGGGTGTTTGCATCAATAGCCTCTTGTCGCAGTTCACTTAAGAACATAGGGTCAGGGTCTTGCAGCAAATGACAGTCTTGAATACCAGTCAGACTAACACCCAAGAGTGCTTCGTCTTCACAGTTGTTTTGCCATACCTTACGAACATATTTAAAGTCAGTAAGAGAAGCCTGTAGTGTGCCAAGAATAGCAGCAACTCTAACTTTACGAAGAAGGCCTTCTTCTGTGTCGTTAGACCGAGCTACTACCTCTGTTAAGTTACATAGTTGATTAGACCTTAATTGGATTTCAGCACAAGGATTGCACCCGACAATGCGGTCACCATCACGACGTTTAGGGGCCATAGTGCGAGCACCACCCCGATTATAGATTCCACGTTCACCACTCCCTGATTTCATTAGTGCGTTCCACTCATCCATAAAAACAGCCATAGAAGGCTTGGAATCATAGACAGCAGAATTGTTTGCTAAAGCACGATGTGCAGCAGTTTCCCACCAACGACCAGACTTACAGTCGCGGATTTCAGGGTCACCAAGGTCACTTAAGCTAATCAGCGCAGAACGGCGTACACCACCTACTACGACTACTTCAGCAATCTTACAAACAATGTCGTGTACTTCTTGAGGCGTTAGTTTACGACCAGCCGCTTTTTTAAAAACCTCAGTTACAAACTTAAACAATTCTACTAGCGGAGCAGGTCCAGAGGCTCTTCCTCCCATAGTTTTTAATCGAGCACCTTCGGGTCGAATCTTAGAAAAGTCCCAGTCGTGTTCATTGCCAAGATACAATTCAGCAATTAATTTTCTTAAACCTTTAGCCCAACCTTCTGCGCTATCTTCAATAGAAAGCACACGGTTAGACATGTTAAAAGTGTCATTAATGATTGGTAATTTGTTTACATACTGAGCTTCGGCAGAAAAGCCAACGCCAGTGCCAGCCATTAAGATAAAAAGGATTTCATCAAAAACTCGAATATGGTCAACAGCAGCAAAGCTACAGTTATAGCCACGGAAGTGATTACCTTCAAGTGCCTGTCCAGCAGACCACATGGCTCTCATAGAAGGCATGACCTCCCGATTTAAGATAGCAGTGTGGACCGTCTGAAACTCCTCATCAGCAATAATGTTATTACTAATTCTTGATTTCCAAAAGCCGACCAGTCTATCTACAGTCTCGGACCACGTTTCGCGACGATTTTCTTCGTCTATAAAACGTGAATAACGAGACAGATGGATGAATGATTCGTATGGTGTCATTTTAAATTATCCTTCGTCTTTGTTTGATTTTTTCTTTTTAGGTTTTGTAAAAGAAGTAAAAGGGTCTTTAGCGATCACCATTTGTGCTTCCCACAATTCTCGAATTTCTTCTAGCTGGGCGCTTGAAAATTTAGTAGTTGATTCTTTCATTTCGTTAAGAAAGAGGTTTAAATGTTCTGTAGACTTGATATTAGTTTTAACAAAGTCTTCGTAGTACTTTTTAATAGACATAGTAGTCTCCTTAATGTATTTGATTCTTGTAGTGGGCTAGTTCTTTATCTAAGTAAAGCTCAACTGATTTGACAATCATTTCTCCATCTTCTCCAATGTCTTCATTAAGACCTGCTAGCCATTCTTTAACCCCCACTGATGCTTTGCTAACATCAGCGGTTTGCAAAAGTATATAAATTAACCCGTAAGCTAGTTGTTTTTCTGCTATAACGTCTTCAAGGGTTTCTTCTCTTTCTTCACTCATAAAGTTAATCCCTCCTCTTTGATAAATTCATCAGAGCTTTTGACAAGCCTGCCTGTTTTAAAGTCGTAAGCCATAGTGCCAGATGGACCTGTAAGGCCAGTGTATCTGCACTTTAATACTTTAGTTTGGATGGTGTTACGTTCACTCTCTGTGTCAGCACCAATGTTACGAGCAAAGGCTATGATATCCATTGAGATTTGCTTAATAGAGCCTGAGCCTTTAATATCATCCATAGAAGGTAGTTGACCATCTTCAAAGGATTTTCCTTGATTACCTGTTTTACGCAAGTGACTAATAAGACCAATCCACACGTTGTACTTTTTAACTAAACCTAACAAGTCATTCATAATCTTATCAATAGCTTCGTTGCCAGTTAGCCCCTCGGCCCCTTCGGAAGCCAAGATGGTGATATGGTCAATAAAAAGATACTTAGCCCCTGAAAGACACATATACTCAAGAAAATCCATAATGGATCCATCACTGATGCTACCTTGATGATCAAGAACAAGAAAGCGATCACCGCCAAATACTTTATCAAAACCTTCTTCATAATCTTCGATAGAAATTTCTTCATTAGCAGGGTTCCTGTTTAGTGCTGCGCCAGCCATCTTTCTAACTGTTTCTGCTGGAGATTCTTCTAGAGAGATAATGCCAACTTTATCTTTGGTTGTTTCCATTAGTGAAAGAGCAATCTCCCGAAGGAGAGTAGACTTGCCAGAACCAGTACCAGAAGTCCAGAGAGTAATCTCCCCTAACCTCATACCTTTAAGTTTTTCATTTAGCCCTTCCATTACTTCTGGATAAGGCACTGATTCCATTTCGTTATAGTTTACAAACTGTTGCCACAGCTCGTCTTTAGTAAGAATTCCTGCAGGAGTATAAGACACTGCATCGTAAATAGTCTTTAATACTTGATCAGGGTCTTTAACCCAAAGATCGTTTGCATCCTTTTCGGAAGACTTAGCAATTTTTATTTTGTCGTATCCAATAATTCTAGCAGCTTCTTTAGTCGCTGTTTGACCAGCGTCATCCTTGTCGAGCCAAAGCACCACTTCATCAAAGTTACGTACCCAGTCACGGCAAGCAATAAGATCATTAGTGGAGCTGCTACTACGTAAGCTAACCACTGGATAAAATGTTTTATAGCGTTTATACCAAGCAGATTGCACCGCCATAGCATCGCATTCACCTTCTGTAATAACAAGTCGTTTACCTCCATTATATAAGTTCATTCCAAACAAGCCACCCTTAACTTTACCAACAGAGTGAAAAGTTTTAGGAAGCTTTCTGACTTTATAGCCAGCAAGTTCTGTGTTATCGTAAAACGGATAGTAGTGAGTATCTATTTCACCATCAAAATCATAAGAGCACTTTACTCCGTAATGTTCTGCTACTGTTTTATAAATACCTCTATCTTTAAATCCGCGTACAGGATAGTCTTGTTCTATTTCTAGCAGGTCTGTAGTATCCATCTGAACCTCTTCAAAAGTTTCACTAGCACCTTCTTTGGGTGCAGGTATGTTTTTTCGAGAACAACTAGGGCTAAAACAATAAGAAGATCCGTCATCATAAAGTTGTCGATTGTCTTTAGACCCACAGTACTCACAAGGTTGATTACTTTTTACTATTCGTCCCATTAATCTTCCTTCTCAAAGATGTTATATAACGTTTAGTTTTAAGTGTAGGTTCTTCTTTGGGAATAAACCTAATTGCTGCAATCTGACGATTATAGAAAAAAGGAGTTCCATCAGTCTTAGTAAGCGTCATACATTCAGAAACCATTTGAGAGTAAGCTTCCGAGTAATACAAACCACCTTTTGTTTTGTAAAGATCTACAATAGTAAACGTAAAAGATTCTTTCTTGTAACGTTTAATATCTTCATTAAGTTGTTTAGAAGAACCAGTGTAAGACCTCCACTTCATTTCCTTTCCATAAGTTTTAGAACGTTTCTTTCCTAAATGTAAAAATTGTTTTTTACCCCAGTAATACTGGTTAGTTTTTAAATTACTTATACAATAAAGAAAGCCGAAATACTTAGTAGGGTCAAAGGATTTAGACTCCCAATGACCCATTTCTTCTTTAGAGAGCAGCATTGTACTCCTCTCGACTAAAAGAAAAGTGATCACCATAGCTTCTCCAAATGTGTAACAACTTACCATTTAAAAGCATACGTTCAAAACCATCTTCAGGGTACTTGTTGTTATAAGCCTGAGAAACTATTCTTTTGTAGTCTTGTCTTTGGCTATAATCTGCAAGTAAATTTTGGGCTTTCTTTGGGCCAATTCCCTCAATCCCAGGAATGTTGTCAACAGAATCCCCCATAAGAAGTTGAGTCCAGTAAAACCGTTCTGCATACTCTTCGCT